GAACGAGTAAACAAACTAAGAGAGTACGCAATTCAACAGCACAATATAATGAAGGTACGTCAAGCTAATTGGATTTTAAAGTCAATTACTCATAGGATGAATCTATTAAGTCACTTTTCAATTAACTGATATGAAAGCAAATGAATTAAGAATAGGGAGTTTAGTTTTAGATAGAGGTGGTAAAATACTTACAATTGATAGGTTTTATGGCAATAAGATTGAATGTGACGTAAAAGGTATGCCAGATAAAGACACATTAACAAGCATCCCAATTTATTATCATCCTCTTACAGAAGAAATTGAATATTTGCAACCAATACCATTAACAGAAGAATGGCTGATAAAATTTGGGTTTAGAAAGGTTTCTGTATGTGAGTATGAATTATCAATAAAGTTAGAAAAATTTGAGGATTGGTGGGATTACTACAAAGAAGAAGAAACGTCTATTTATGTAATTTTAGAAGATGGTATAATGGTTGAAGTAAATAAAGTAGGAGTTAAATTAAAAGATGAAGACTTAGAAGTAATGTCTTTTAAATTACCACATATTCAAAATGTTCATCAGTTGCAAAATCTTTTTTACTCACTCACTAACGAAGAATTAATATGTCACACTTAGACCAATACAAAAGCGACTTAGCATGGGAGTTGACAATAGATAAGACGTTAAACCATGAAGCAATTACACAGCGATTAGATACGCTTGTAGAACTTGCAAAAAATGCGGGTAAAATGGAACTCAATCCTAAATACCCTGATTTAAAAATTGATACTATTAATTTATTCGACCACTAAAACCAAACAAATGAAAATCCAAACAACAAAAGACTATTCTAAATTCAAAAGTATTGACGGCAACAGAAACAAAAACCTTTTGCATATTAACAGACTTAAAAAGTCAATGCAACAAAACTACTTATTTACTATTATAGTAGTAAACGAAAAGTTTGAAATTATAGACGGGCAACATAGATTTGAGGTTATTAAAGAATTAGGGTTACCTTTAAATTATGTAATTTGTAAAGGTTATGGATTAGCTGAGGTTCATTTGTTAAACCAAAATTCAAAAAATTGGACTACATCAGATTATTTAGAAGCCTATTGTAATTTAGAATACTCTCAATATGTAGATTTTAAAAAGTTTATTGATAAGCACCAAATAAACATTCAAATTGCATTATACTTATTATCTGGTACTGATAGTGGGGATATGATTAAAACATTCAATTCAGGTTCATTTAAAATTAAGAACATAAAAGAAGCTGAAAGCATTATGACTAAACTTCATCAATGCGGGGTTTATTTCCCTCAATATAAAATGAGGTGGTTTGTTTATGCAATTGCACGTTTGCTTAAAAAGAAAGAGTTTGATTTTAATGAGTTTATTCAAAAGCTTAAAATACAACCTAAAGCACTTCAAGTATGTAATGACGTAAATCAATACGTATCATTAATTGAAGAAATTTATAACTATCGTAGAAGATTAAAAGTTAACCTAAGATTCTAAAACAAAAAAGCCACCCGAAAGCAGCTTTTTTGACCAAACAATTATTCCTATGACAAACAATTGAGTCACAAAGATAATTGAAGATTTATTTTTTTTATTCAATGTGAAAAACTATTATTGAAGACCAAACAAAAACGATATGAGCGAACAAAAAACACACTTTAAAAAGTTACTTAATCCTAAGTACTTAGGTTCTCACGATTTAGAGCCAAACAAAGAATACACAGTCACAATTGAACGCATTGAAAGAGATGTAGAAGTAATTGGTGATGGGGGTAAAAAACAAAACAAATCAATCTGCCACTTTAAAGGCGCATCAAAACCAATGATTCTAAACGCTACTAATATGAAAATGATAGCAGCTGTATTAGGTTCAAAGTTTATTGAAGATTGGATAGGAAAAGCTGTTATTATCAAAGTACTTCAGGAACGCAATTTTGGCGAAGTTATGGATGTAGTTAGAGTAATAAACCGCAAGCCATGATAGACTTAGATAATCTAATTTTTAGAAGTCATTCATGTGGTGACTTATGCGGGCAACGTGGTTTAGGAGTAACCGGTCAAAAAAAAGCACTTCAATCATATAGAGAACAATTCTTTGACCGGACAAAAGAAATCAAATCTAAGTATTTAGAAAAGGGTTTGTTAAACGAATCAGGCGCAATTGATATGATTAATCGAGTGCATGGTTTAGAGTTCGTTAAAAATGAAATAAGACTTACTAATGAATACTTAACAGGCGAATGTGATATAATCGAAAAGGATTTTGTTGCAGACGTTAAAAATAGTTGGGATTTGTTCACATTTGATGAAGCACATTCAACAGAAACTAAAGATTACGAATGGCAGTTACGGGCTTACATGGAACTTTACGACAAACCAAAAGCACAATTATACTACTGCTTAACTGATATGAGCGAAATGCAGCTATTAACAGAATTAGAACGTAAAGCTAATTATTATGGTGGAGATTTACCCGATTTAATCGCTATCAGAATGGTTAAAAATGCGGTATTCGATAAAGATAAATTTCACCAATTCTTAGAACAAGCACCAATAGATAGAATAAAGGTTGCAAAAGAGATTGATAAGTTCGTACACATACCTAAAAAGGATAGAGTTGTAAAGTTCGAATTAGACCGAAGCCAAACTAAAACAGATTTCCTTTACTCAAGAATCAAAGAAGCAAGACAATTTTTAAAAACTAAATTTCAATAACAATGAGCGTAAATTCATGGATTTTCTCAGGTACATTAGGACAAAATTCCGAAGTAAGAGAAACACAAAACAACAAGGTATTATCCTTTTCAGTAGCAATTGATGAAAGTTACAAAGATTCAAGCGGTAATAAGGTAGAAAAAACAGCATGGATAAAATGCAGTAAGTTTTTCAAAAAAGAAAAATCAACTAAAATAACTGACTACTTAATTAAAGGTACTCGAGTTGTAATTCAAGGCAAACCAAACGCCACTACTTACGAAAACAAAGCATACCAAGAATGTTTAGTTGATAGGATTGAAATTATTTACACACCTAAAACCGCACCATTTTAAATGTACAAAATAAAAATCATTGGTTCAAGGTGCGAGTTAATTGCACCGGACCACACAAAACAAAAGTTTAGCGAATTATACGAGTTAGTTCGATACGCAAAAAATCACAAGATTAAGATTGAAAACAAAAACGAACTGCCGCAATTCTATGCGGAAATGTTGAAGTAACGGTCGGAACTTTGCGTAGTAGCCCTTAGTAAAAACAAAATTAACCAAACAATAACATGGTACTTAACAACCAAAATTTAAACACATTTTTAAGTCACTTAGCAATCAAGCACAACATTGACCTGCCAAAAGAAATGAGCGAATTCGTAATTGACAAAAACCCTGAAACAAACAAAGAGAAGATTCAATTTGTGTTCATGGCAGTAAGTTCAATCTCAGGTATATCAGTAGGCAATCTATTAGGCAAGGACAGGAAAGCAGAATACACCATTTGGAAGCACATTGCAAGGTATATCTGCATCATGAATAAGTACGGCTCATTGAAGTTTATAGCTACTGAAATAGGTCACATGGACCACAGCACGCTAATCTCAAGCAGAAACAAAGTAAACGATTTACTTGACTCAAAAGACAAGCAAATGACTGAATGTTTCAACCAAGTAAAACACCTTTTAAAATGAAACTAACCAAGAAAAAAAAGATGTTAATTGCATCCGCTGCTATTCGTGATATTCAGATTCTTAGTCTTTCAATCCTTCAATACAAGTCTATTGCCAGCGAATTAAAACCACTTATAAGAGATGAATTTAACGAAGATGTGTCGAAGGCTATCTTTAATATATTCGCTAATTCAAACCTACTTAATTCGAAGTTAAACGAAATATATTCAAGGAATAAAGAAGCTAATCAATACTTGCAAGATGCAGACGGATTGACCCACTTAGAGGAGATGAGTACACAAGTTCTTGAAAAAATGAATGAAGTAATTGCAAATTACAAAGTTTAAACTTATTATTGAAAACCAAACAATTTAAAAAATGATACAAACTTATGAGGAGTTTTTAGACTCCAAAATTAAACGCATCCAAGATTCAGGATTTGAAATCGAGGATTCAAAATTAAACTCAAACCTTTTCGACTTTCAAAGATTCATTGTCAAACGTGCCTTAAAAGCTGGTAGATATGCTATTTTTGCTGATTGTGGTTTAGGTAAAACTTTAATGCAATTAGAATTTGCCTACCAAGTTACAGAGTTCACTAAATCAAAAGTATTAATCTTAGCACCATTAGCGGTAAAAGCACAAACAATAGCTGAAGCTAAGAAGTTCGGAGTTGATTTGTCAAATATCGACATCAACAACTATGAGCAATTAGAAAACATTGATTGTAGTATTTATTCAGGCATTGTATTAGATGAAAGTTCGATTTTGAAAAACTTTGAAGGTGCTATTAAAAACAAAATACTCGATTCATTTTACAATACTCGATTTAAATTAGCTTGTACTGCTACACCTTCACCAAACGACCCTATGGAATTAGGCAATCATTCAGAGTTTTTAGGGGTTATGAATAGAAATGAAATGTTAGCGATGTACTTTATTCATGACGGGGGCGAAACTGCTAAATGGAGAATTAAAGGCCATGCCTATAAACTATTTTATCAATGGGTTGGGACATGGGCTATAATGCTAAATAAACCGAGTGACATAGGATTTAAGGCGCAAGGATATGATTTACCAAGTCTTAATTTAATTGAAAAAAAGATAGTAACAACTAAGCGCGACAATGGTAGCCTATTTAATGACACCGCCATAAGTGCAACAAATTTCAATCACGAATTAAGACTTACTAAATTAGAAAGAATTGATGAAGTTGTTAAATTGGTAAACAATTCTACTGAAAACTTTATTATTTGGGTTAAGCAAAACGAGGAGGGCGAATTGCTTAGAAAACTCATACCCGATTCAATAGAAGTAAAAGGCGGTGATAGTCCTGAGTACAAAGAAAAAATGCTTTTAGGGTTTGGTAAAAATGAATTCAGAGTATTAATTACTAAAACTAAGATAGCCCAATTCGGATTAAATTATCAGAATTGCAGAAATCAAATATTTGCCTCATTAGATTTTAGTTTTGAGGGATTGTATCAGGCCATTAGACGTTCATACAGATTCGGTCAGACTCAAAATGTAAATATTTACATGATTACTACTGATACAATGACAAACGTAATTCAATCAATTAACAACAAACAAAAACAATTTGAAATCATGCAAAATGAAATGAGTATAGCAGTTAACGAAAACCTAAATAACAATGTTTTAAGTTCAGGAACATTTGACACTGAATCAGAATCAAATGAATGGTTTAAAATTAAAAGAGGTGATTGTGTTCAATTAATAAATGAAGTTGAATCTGAATCGGTTGGATTATCTGTTTTCAGCCCTCCATTTGCCGAACTATACACTTATTCCAATCACATTGAAGATATGGGTAATTCAAAGGATTATAAAGAATTTTTAATTCAATTTGGGTATTTAATAAAAGAACTTTACAGAGTAATTAAATCAGGTAGAAATGTAGCAGTTCATTGTATGGATTTACCAATTCAAAAAGGTAGGGAAGGGTTTATCGGTTTAAGAGATTTTTCAGGCATGATTTTAAAAGCATTTAATGAAGCAGGATTTATTTATCATTCACGAATTACCATTTGGAAAGACCCCGTAGTAGAAATGCAAAGAACCAAAGCATTAGGATTATTGCATAAACAAATTAAAAAAGACTCTACAATGTCAAGAGTTGGTATTCCTGATTATGTAATGATTTTTAGAAAAGACGGAGAAAGAATAGACCCAGTAAGAAATACGAATATCAATGTGGATTTATGGCAAAAAATAGCTTCACCCGTTTGGATGGATATTGACTATGGGAATACTTTGCAAGGTTTTAGGGATGCGCGAGATAGTAACGATGAAAAACATATTTGCCCGCTTCAATTAGATACAATTGAAAGATTAATTCTACTTTATTCTAATGAAGGAGATACCATTTTAACACCATTTATGGGAATTGGTTCAGAGGTTTATCAAGCAGTAAAAATGAATAGAAAAGGAATAGGATTTGAATTAAAAGAGTCTTATTTTGATTTAGCTAAAAAGAATTTAAAAAGTTCGTTATTGTTAAAAAATCAAACTTCATTATTTTAACCATGAGAAACACACAAAAACAAGCTATTATTAAGCTATTAAAAAAGAGGTATGTAAGCACTTGGGACGCATTCGAATTATTAGGATGCACTAAGTTAGGAACAAGAGTAAGTGAGTTGATACAATCTGGCAAGTACGAGATTTCGAAGCGTGATAAAAAGGTGACTACTCGATACGGTGCTAAAGTTGTAGTTAAGCAATACAAGATTTTAAAAGAGTATGAAGTCAAAAAAGTGTAAAATCTGCAAGGAAAGTTTTGAAGCTAAAAATAGTTTGCAGGTAGTTTGTAAAAGTGAGTGCGCTATCGAATATGGGCGCATTCATTTAAAAAGAACTAAAATCGAATCAGCCAAAAAACAGCGATTAGAACGTGAAAAGTTGAAGGAAAGTATTAAGCGAAGCAAAGATTATAGAAACGACTTACAACGCAAAATAAACACCTTAGTTAGGTCAATTGATGAAGGTTGTAAATGTATTTCGATTGATTGTAACGAAACTACTCACATGGAGGCGGGGCATTTCAGAGCGGTGGGAGCGGGTATCGGTTCACCAATTAGATTTAATTTGTTAAATATTTTTCTCGAGTGCAAAAGTTGCAACAAATTCAAGGGTTCAAAGTATTCATATTACGATGGATTAATAGAAACTTTTGGCAATGATATTTTTCAAGTCATTCACGATTTGCCGACTATTTGGAAAGAATTAAAACTTAACATTGAAGAACTAAAAGAAGCAAGTAAAAACGCAACTGAATGTTTAAAATTTGTTAAAGCGTTCAAATCTGACAAGCAACTACCTTTGAGTAATTCTGACCGAATACTTCTAAGAGTTAAAGTAAATGAATTAATGGGAATTTATAAGTAAAAAAAACTATGAATAAAATTATAATTATATCTATTCAATTAATTTTATTTATTCCATTTTATTTAATTTGGAGAAATGATTGTAAATTAATAGGTAAAAAAAATTTAGCAATTAGCTTAAAAGAAAGGTTTTTTTGGTGGTTATTATTATTTCCTTATTGGGTATTAGTATTTATTAATTAAAACTATGGACGAAAGAGATTACAAAGCAATGAACAAAGACATGGAAAGCGAAAACATATTTAAACAAGCCGTTGACCATTTCGGAGTAGAAAACCAACTATTAAAATTAGTTGAAGAAATGGCCGAACTTACTCAGGCAATTATCAAATATAAGTTTGAGCCAAGTTCACAAAACTTTAAAAACTTAATAGAAGAGTACGTTGATGTTGAAATTGTTAAGTCGCAAATTGATGAAACAGAATTGATGTATCATGCTGAATTAATTTATTTAGATTTTAGAGTAGAAAAGATTCATAAACTCAGACAATTGTTAAAAAGTTCTGAAAAAACTAAGGTAGATAATTAGTAATATTGTATTGAATTATTCGCGGTAATTCAAAAAGTTAGCAGATTTATTTTTCATATATAAATTTTGCAGAACCCCCTTAAATCCGCGAAGTTTTTGGGGGTTTTTGCTTTTACAACGCTTAATCAATGCGGAATTGATTACAAAAACAATGGCATATCAAATTATTTTTAGTTCTACTGAAAGAAGTAGTTCAGACTCTACTTTAATGGTACAAGTGACCTCATTTAATGAATTATTTATTGAAATAAATACTGAAGGTTTTCCACCTTCATACGTTTGTTTAGACAAAGAAACATCTATTAGACTTGCAAAGGAATTAAGAAAACAAATTTCTTTTTTGGAGGATTAGTCATGGCAATATTCAGGAAAATTCACACATCATTTTGGAGTGATTGTTTTATTTCAGAATTAGACAACGACCATAAACTATTTTACATTTATTTAATGACTAATGAGCGAACCAAACAATGCGGAGTTTATGAAATTAGCAAAAAACAAATTTCATTTGATTTAGGATACTCTATTGATAGGGTATCAAAAATGTTAAAATTCTTTATTTCTAAGAATAAAATTAGATATAATGAGTCAACAAATGAAATAGGTATTGGTAATTGGTTAAAATATAATTTTAGTACATCTCCAAAGGTTCAAAGCTGCATAAATAAAGAGTTTGCATTGGTTAAAGATACTCTATTGATAGAGTATGTAAAGAGTATGGATACTCAATCGCAAGAAGAACAAGAAGAAGAACAAGAAGAAGAAAAAGAAATTAAGACCAAAAAAGTAAAATTTGAGGATTCTAATATTTTCGATAAAAACAAATTCAAAGATTACTTTTCTGAATGGAACAAAACTAAATTAGCTTACTATTACGATTCTGCATTAAGTTATTCGGCTGAAGGGAATAAGTACGCAAATTGGGGTTCAGCTATTCGTAATTGGGCTAAACGTGACGAACTACAAGGAAAGCTAAAATTTGACAATCAAGCATCTGAACTACAAATTGGTGAAGTATTCCAACCTAAGATAAACTTTTATTAACCATGGCTCACATTGTACCACTTAGCAAAGTTGAAGATAAGATTTTCAACCTTCAAAAAAATGGAATGGAAGCAGGTTTAAAGATAGGATTTCCAAACTTAGATTCAATATACTCAGTAAAGGCAGGAACATCAACCGTAATATACGGAAGGCCAACAAGTGGAAAATCTCAGTTATACTTTCAAATGTTAACCTCATTAGCTTGTCAAGGTAAGAAATCAATGTTGATGACACCCGAAACAGGAAGCGTTGAAGAAATCTATGCAGAGATAATTCAGACGTTGACCGGCAAAAGATTTCACAATGATTCACTTAACTACCGGATAACTGAACAAGATTTGTATAAGGTAATTCCATTCGTTAAAGATTACTTCTATGTTATTGACGTTGATGAAAAGAGTCCGAGTGTTGATGAGTTCATAGAATTAACCAAGGAAGGGATAAAAGACCATGATATATTCACATCAGGATTTGACAATTGGAACGATTTAAGCCATGGTCAATTCAACCGAGAGGATTTGTATATTGAGGAATCAATTCCAAAAATAAACAGATTAGCAAGAAAGGAAAGGATTCACGCCTTTATGATTTGGCACGCAAGAAACCCCGATTTGCCAAAGAACGGAGAACCGCCACCGCCACCAAGTCCATTTGAAATTAAAGGAGGTAGTGCAGTTTACTCCAAGGCAATGAATCTTATTTGTGTTGATAGGCCACTTGAAAAGACTGGCGAAGGATTCAAACAAACAAATCAAGCCATGGTTGTAGTGCATAAATTTAAGCCAAAAGGCCATGGAGGGAAAGGGACAGCAAAACTTGAATTTGATTATTTTAAAAACTGCTACTATGAAAACAGAGGTGAAAGGCTTTACTTGCCAACACCATTTAACGGAATAACCGAAGTAAAAGAGCAATCAAACAACGATATTAAACCAATAGAACAAGCACCATTTTAAAAACAAACAATTATGAATTTAAAAAAACAAACACAAACAAGACAAATTAAATTTAGGGCTTGGGACAAAACATACAGCCTAATGAATTACAAAGTTCAAGTTGGCAATACTGACCATGCAGACCCCAATTACACTTGCAATAGCATTTGGGTTGATAGTGGTGATTTTAAAACTATTGGTTGGATGAATGCAGATGAAAATTGTATTGACCTTATGCAATTTACTGGACTTAAAGACAAAAACGGAAAAGAAATTTATGAGGGTGATATTGTGCAACGTGGAGTAATTACTTTTAGTCGTGGCAAATTTCAAGGTACTTATTTTGATAGTAATGGTGATTTTGCCGAAGATTGGGAAGATG